ATCATGATTGGATTCAATTATCTCGATTGCCCCTGGATAAGATTGCCGGTGTATTGATGAAATTGCTTTATTAAGATATCCGCGATTTGTTCTGTAAGGAATAATAATTGAAACGAGCGGATAAGTCATTTAAGAAGATTTAAGAGATGTTTGCCCGCAGCTTCCATATTATGCTTGCCAATGAATCCGTTATGCGTTGATTCGCGAATTAATTGAAAATTGTCTTTTGTTACAACGTTGAGAATGTTATGGAATTTTTCTTCATTGTTTGCAAGTATAAAATTATGATTGCCATAAACATCTTCGTAAGCTGCCGGATTCAAGTTGTTAGTAATTACTAAACATCCAAGCGCCGTTGCTTCGAATGCTGTAACTCCAAAACAACCGTATAACTTTCCATTCAATAACGGTTGGAATAGTTCAATGTAAATATCGCACTTTGCAATCCTTTGAAGATTGTTATAATGCGGATATCTTGTTTCATCGATATGGAAATTGAATTTATCTTTGAACGGCTTTATCATCTCTTTAATCTTATCGGTTCCCTTAACAATTGGATTGCTTGGGAAATGGCCAATTGTAATTGTGCCATCATAACGCTTTGGCTTCTTTTCAACAAAGGAAAAGTGCGGGGCAATATATGTGAAATCTTTGTTGTGTAGCAAAAATTCACACTGATCTGTAAATATCCTTTGCCCTTGGAACAAGGAATCATAGAACTCTTTATTGTTTCGGTACCTGGTGCCGGTATGGTAAATGATTAACTTCGGATGATTGCGAACCACTTCAAAGATTCTCGGATCGGAATGAAATACCTGAACAACATCATAACTCATGTAATGCTTTGCAATATCATTTATTGTAACTTGTTCGCTTTGTGTTTGATAATTAAATACATGCCGTTGAAAAGTCCAATCAACGCAATCCACTCCAACCGCCCGCAAAGAATTTGCATTCTCATGGCTCATGTTGGCAAAATCCATTGATGCCAGATTTAAGACGCGCATAACTTGTAAATCATTACCCAAAAAAATACTCCAAGGATTAGCATTGCCAACCAAGTAAAAAATGTTTTCATTGCTTCAATAGATTAATTAAATGAATTTTAGTTGCATTCTTTCCGCTGTTTAATCCTTTTGCTTTAACCATCTTTTTTAGCTCTTGGATTGAAGCTGCTTCCGGATTAAATACATCCACTTTGATTCCGGTAAAATGAACAAGCTTTGGATTAACTCGCAGCATCTCGGAGTTCAACCGATCCATTGCAATACGAACACAAGTTCCGCAAGCGGTATTTAAACCGCCGAATCCATTATCGGAATACCAATTTGCAAGCTCGCGCTTTAATGGTTCATTTAAATAACATGATCTCATCCTTGAGAATTGATCAAGTTGATATTTTAGTTCATCGCTTACTTTCATAAATCAAGATTAGTTCGGATAATAAATAAGAAACAAACGCCAGGGGAATCAATTTCCAATCAATGAATAAATAAATACTTGTTGCAATCCAAAAGGATAAGCAAGGTAAACAATTGAACGGCTTAATATTCGGAAGGTTCCAAGTCTGGAGCGCCCTCGCCATCGCCGTTGCGATAATTATATAAATCATATTTAAATTTTTTTATTGTTTTGTGAATAGTATCCAAGCCAAGGCCGGTATTTTTTTTGATTTCTCGATAAGTCATTCCATATAAATGCATCTTTGTTATTTCTTTGATGAATAGTTCTTGATCATCTTTGGGCATCTTATTTAAAAAATTGTGAATAAGTTCTTGATATTCATTCGGATCTTGTTCATCATCTTCATTGGCAACATCAAAGAGTTCATTCGCCGGGAATCTAAATTGTCGGTTAAATTCCGATCCTGGCCAATTGTATTGGTTCCAGCAGAACCGGGCGAACATCTTCGGTAAAACATTCGCCTCAAGTTCATAATTGTGGAGTAAAAGATAAACATGGGAAACAAGATCGCGATGTAAAGGATCATCGGACGTAATCTTTTTTGCGATTTCATAAGCATCTTTTTCCCAAAACATGGGCTAATATAATATAATTTCCTTTCAATCAACAAAATCTTTTGAAAAAAACTCAAACCATTGAACAAAAAAATGTTGGCCAACTGGCTTTGAATTGATAAATCTGTTCATCATTGGATAAGAAACATTCATATCTTCGGCAAGGTGTTTAATTTTATAACGCTTGTTTATTGTGTTTTTAATATGCAAGCGCATAAAATCAGTTATATCTTGATTCTCAGAAAGGTAAATCATCATCCGCTTGTTCATCCGCTTGAATTTTAGTTTCTACTTTTGCACGCTCCAGGATATCGCAATCGAATCCTTGCAACCTGGTAAAGAACTTTTCGTTCCATTCACGCCCGCGGATATCAAAAGATATCTCAACGGCATCATTTACGGAAACAGTTTCAATCAATGATGTTTTATCATTAATAAATTCAAATTGAATAACTTCCGGATATTTGGAATTTGTTTCAATGTTGATTTCTTGTTTTGCAAACTTTTCTGTTATTTGCACTTTTTCGTTAATTTTCTTAACTACTCCAATCATTTTGTAAATCATATATTTATTTTTTGTTTGTTACTTGTTTATAAGTTTCGTTGTAGTAATGTTCAAACTCATCATCTTCCCAACCTCCAACATATGCGCAACTGGCATCTTTCATTTGTTCTTTCTCCATTTTTTTAGCTTGTTGAAAAATATCACTTGTTATTCTATCAATAAATAACTTTCCATTCGAATCTTTATTCCAACTTAATTTTTCTGAACATAATTGCTCAAATAACCATTCAACCGCTGTTTGTTTCATCTTATTTATCATTTAATTCAGCAATACACATTGCATAAAACATCGAAGCATGTACTAACTTCTCATTCATAAATTCTTCTTTCTCAACATTGCGTTCATATTTAAGAACGGTTATTCTTTTGGCCGGTTCGATATGATCAACCTGGTGTATTGTTTTATTATCCCAATCGGAAAGCAAATCATCGCCGGTTGATATCATGCAATAAACAAGCTCGAATAATGGCTTATCATATAACAGCATATATGCAACGCCTTGCCATTCATATTTTGAGTTATGCGCTTCGGAAACAAATGCCGGAAATGTTTCTAAACTCCAGGATGTTTTGCAATCAATGATTGAATCTTCGGTTATTATATCGCATTCCCCGGATAAATATTCAGTTTCAACCCGAAGATTGTTTTTCTTGTAATCGGTAAATCTAACGGCATTTAACAAAGCAATTGATTCAAGTTCTTGATCAATGCCTTTCATTACTGGCTTGGTTCTTATTTCCGATTTATAACCATAAAAGTTTTGCTTTGCAATTTCCCGGATGTAAGTTTTTGCCCCTTCCGATAATGCTTCGGTTTTATTTCTTGGCGATGCCATTAAATTTCCGATTGAACTTGGATGCCATTTCATTAGTACTTGAAGCTAATTTTGTTTCTACTTCTCCAATTATAAATATCTTCAATAACAGTTCTATACTGTTCTGAATTAGCACAATCTACTAATGCAGATGGTTGTAATCTTAGCTTATGCATAAACTCATTAAAATCAAATTTATCATTTGAAAGCAAAGAAATAAAAGATCTAACAAAAGTAGTTCTATCATATCCATTATAATAAGTACCTACCATTCGTATTTTATTAGCCCAATCTTGAGCTAACTCAAAATCTTTACCAATCCAAGTACCTTCTTCAAAAATATTTTTAGGATTTATTAATTTTGTTGTTTGTGATGCTAAATAAGCATCTCCAGGCATTACTACATTAGAACATAAAGCTAAACAATTTGAAAAAGAAAAATCAGTATTTTTTAATGTAAATTCTCTAAGTTTTACATAAGATTCTACTTTCATATTTGCATATCCCTCCATGTAATCGCTTTTACTCCAATTCTTTTGATTAAGATTTAAAGTGTGAACTTCAGAAAGTGTATAACCTTTTACAATTATATAATAAACAAATGATTCAGCTTCTTGAGCAGCCATTAATCTATGCTGTCCATCAATTACTTCCATT